TTGGATTACGAGAACTTTAAGAACCTTGATTAATAAGGGTTAATTTGAGTTCGTGAAATATCCGTTTACTCAATCGGTAGTTAATCAAGATAAATCGTGATTAAGTACGATTAGACGATTAATTGCGATTAACTCGAATTGAACTTGATAAACTTGAAATCAGTCAAGATCACTCATGAGCCCATCTGACAAACATTGATTAAATAATTAGATAGTAGTATAACAATAAAACAATTGAACAAACTTCGTTCTTAATCTAGTCAACTGGTGACTTGATGAGTGAACGATTAAACGACCGGAGGGTCAAAGGAGATTGAGTATGAATACCAACACAAACGGAGTTGAGATTGGTGATCGAGTAGAGATGATTGATGAACCTAGAGTTAAGGGAGTGGTTGTAGGATTGGCGATGTTATCTACTATTGCAGATGATATGTTACCTGAGGAAAAAAGATTCGGTATTTGCGTATGTAAGAATACTTGAGGATCCTGAGTTCGGTAGTGTTGATGAGGTGTGTAATACATCAGTGTTGAATCTTAGACTTATCGAAAAGTTTAAAGAATAACAAAGGAGGTAGACGAGAATGAGAAGAATGATTAAGCAGGAACGAGACTTTGTTCGTGAGCTTCGTAAGAAACTGAACGACGATCGGAGAGAGTACGTCGTAAGTTTCAACGATCCATGTGTGAGTGGAGGGTTCAGATTGAAAGTGTTTACAGTCAGTTGGAAGGATGTAGATCATCTTGAGGAGGTTGTAATCGAACTGCGACGTAAATATGGTATGAATACACGTATTCAGGTTGAGAGTGATTACGAAGATTTCAAAACAGTAAGAGTGTTTTACAAGCACTCGAAGTCGATTATTACCTTCTATCACGAACAGAGAAAAGTATGGAGAACGATTGACAGATCACGTCAGTACATGACTCCAGCTGAAGCAACCGAGCACGTCCAGTCAACGTATTCAACTAAGTCATGAAAGAAGTTATTCGCAAACTTGATACAGTACGTTTAATCAGACTAATCGATCGAGTACCAGAGTTATATATAGGTCAGATAGGAGTAGTTCTCGCCACTCGAGGAGATGATCGACTAGTTAAGTTTAAACGTAAACGAGGACTAGTTTCAGTAACAATTGAGGATATCGAACGACTAAGTTAAACTATAAGCTTCAGCGCAAGATCACGACAAGATCAAGGAGGTAACAAGATGAAAACTGGTGTTATAAGGATTCGGAGTAACCAATTGGTTAACGTGTTCATGGAAGTAGATGGAAATAAGAGAGTATTGTTTCAGGGTAAAAGATTGCCAAAGAGTTTAGCTCACCTGGAGAAGTATAAAACGAAAGTAACGAAGAAGGAAGATAATGAAAGAGTATTGATTAAGATTAAGACGAGAAAGGAATTAGGATGCACGAAGAAAGGTTCTATTCCTGGTGGCTGGTCTACACAAATGAGTTATCTATTTGGACGAAAGATTAAGGCAGAGTTTTATCGTGCCCTCTTTCATGTAAAAGACAAAAACAATCCTAATATTACTTGGTGCTTGCTTCCCAGAGAAGTTACAGTCTTACGAGAGCTGGAAGGAGGTAGATAATGAATGACGAATCAACAAATAAAGTGCTACCTATCGGATGGTTACCTTATACTCCGGAGGAGATAAGTCCTCCACCTGCCTTGATGCAACCAGATACGAGATATTATCTGAGTCGAGATTCTGAATCAGGGTTGATTGGATGGGTACCCTTCGACAGCGAGCCTGAACCTGAACCTGAGCATGATCGAATTAATCCGACTCATCAAGTGACGTTTGAAGAGTTGGAGAAGTTCGAAGATAAGCAGCAAACAACTCAGCTTGTGAATAACGAGAAGCTTGCATGGCGTAAGCGTAAGCAAGCGTTGAGGAATCGAATCACGAGAATTCGTCAGCATGCGAAACAGAAAGGGAGGCAGTTGATTCAGCAGGAGCAAGATGAGATCGCCGCGATTAAGCAGAAACTTGAGCATATGCGTGGACATTACACTCAGCAGGTAACGAAGTCAAGACTTGACGTAATTGAAGAAAAGATCGACTACCTCACGAAGTGTATAGATGATTTACTCTCGAGTTTGAACGAGGCGAAGCATGAGTAAGACAGATGTAACGAGAGATTTATCGAAGGCGAGACGGACGCAAGCATTTCAGCTGCTTAAGCTTATTACGATTGGGTTGAGCGAGCCGTTCTCAGGAATTATCCACACAGGAAAAATCGAATGTGTAGATGGATCGGAGCTTGAGTTTTTCGAGACGGGAGATGCTGCAATTTTAGTACCGCCAATAAGTGGAGAGGAACCTACATGAGCGAACTCGGATTGATTCTTCTACAAATCGCAAGTGTGGTTGTCTTACTCGTAATCGCTGAAGTAATATTCGACGTAATCGTCGGAAGGAGGAAACATGATCAAACCAACAAAAGTAATGCTCGCACAAACATATTCGAGTAATCGTGTACGTCCACACGATGAGTGTTGGATTCAGCCAAAGCTTGATGGCATTCGAGTCTTGGCGACAAGAGACGGACTTTGGACTCGTAACTTTAACTTGCTGCCTACTCTTCCTCATATCGAGAAGACGTTGAAGCCATTCTTCCTTCGTCATCCTTTCGTTGTACTTGACGGAGAGGCGTACACGCAAACTTTGCAAGATGACTTCCCTCGTATTTGCTCGCTCGTGAAGAAAAAGTATCCCTCAAAGCAGGACCTAATCGAATCGAGGCAAATGCAATACTGGATATTTGATATGTACAATCCAACGTCGCAATCGGACTGGAGTACAAGATTTCGATTCCTGCAAGAAGTTCAGAAAGACTTCATCTTATCTCGAGATGTTATCTTCACTCCTACCTTTCATCAGATTGGTGGAGATGTCGAAGAAGTTACGAAAACCTTCCTTAAGTCCGGATTTGAGGGCTCGATCATTCGCTTAAACGGCGACTACGAAGACATTCGTTCGTATAACCTACTCAAGCTCAAGCCTTGGATGGACGACTACTTCGAAGTGATTGGATGGGAGGAAGGAATAGGCAAGTGCAAAGGCCTCGTAGGAGCATGGATATGCAAGACTCCAACTGGAGAGAAGTTCAGGTGTACAGCAGGTGGCTTCTACACCGAACGAGAAGCGATGTTTAAGACAGCTCAGTTATTCGTCGGAACGAAGATTCACGTCAAGTTTCAGCATTATATGCCGAGTGGGGTACCTCGACACCCTGTGCAGTTAATCGACTAAAGGAGGAAACAAGATGAAATCAGCAGGTTGGGCAATTTATGGGTTAATCGTTGGGATGGCGTTAGCTATCTTGATAAGCTTGTAAGGAGATAAGATGACACCAGATGACCACGCTCGTTGGATCGAGCAAAACACGCGTTTATGTACGAAACGGAATGTACGGCTACATCCTAAGAACTGTATCGCGTATCATCGTCTTCCGAAGGTTAAGGCAGCTCGAGTTGATGGGTTCGACTCCGCTCGAGTAAACAAGATTGGTTATATGCCAATCGAATGCGAAGATTGTCCTGGGCTTCCAATGCCTTCGAAAGTAGCTCCACCGAAGGCAATCTGCAGCGAGAATCCTTGCTCGCCTAAATACGAACGATCAGCTAAGGTGTATCATCCTCCAGTTAAGCCAAAGTATAAGTTCTTTAACGAAGAGGATGCGAAGCAGATACATCCGGTTAAGGTATACTCAAAGAAGGAGATTGAAGAATATGAGCGCAAACGTAAAGCGTAACTACCGAATCCAATTCAACTGGCACTACGAGATTTACACGTTTTACAAATACGCTCATTCGAAGAAGCAAGCCAAACGTCTCTGTTGGGATGAGCTTTCTACTCGTCTCGGCTTAAGCAAACGAGCCGTTCAGATGTACTTCGATGGCTCGAAGGATAACGTAAGTATAAAGGAGGTAGCATGACGACTGTAAGGATACCAATACTTGACTTTATCGAAATGTTTGAAGATAGCCTTTCAACTGTAGAGATAAGCGGGATAGTTACTCCTGAAGAGAAGCCGACAAAGGATTGTCCTGGTGGACCTTTAGAAGTAGAGGTGACGAGAGTAGTCTTCGAATGTCATCCCGACTTGATAATCAAGCTGCAAGATCTTATACTCAAGAAGTATGAGCAGGATCGAGAAGATGAAGCTTATGATAGAGCGGAAGCTATCGTTGAAGAGAGGAGAAGATTATGAGCAGATTGGAGGTGTTAAAGAAGTGGCTTGGTGACGAAAGCATGAGGCTACAAAGTAACAATATCGAAATATCAAGCGTGCTGGGCAAGATGTCCGAACTCGAATCATCAATCCCAACGGTTGTTGAATACAAGGAATATTGCGAGTACACATATAAAGACTATGATTATTCCAATGGTAAGTGCCGAGCAGATACATCTTGTGGTATATTTTGGTATGGTGAGATAGATTTATTGTATAACTTTAAACACTGTCCTGAATGTGGCAAAGAAATAAAGGAGGTCAGACGTGATCAGTCGTGATCAGCCTTGAGCAGGATGGTTAAACTTGAATTTCAAATTAAAAAACTTGATAATCAAAATCTAAATAATAGGAGGCATAGATGAAAGTAAACTTAAACGTTCACATGTCTTACTTCCACAATAATCAGCTTCTCTCTCGAGAAGAGACAAAAGTCGAAACGGTTGAAGAGTTTCTAGCTCGTGGCGGACAGATTACAACTCTTCCTACAGGTAAGTCAGATCCTACTGGATGCTCCACTCAAGTAATACGTGAGGCACTCAGGATCTATCAAAGACGTGAAGCAGCTCAGCTGCTAGCGAATAAAAAATCCTAAACGGAGGTAGTACAATGGCAGTTAACACAAGGATCGAAGAGTTAAGAGACAAGTTGGCAAAGGGTTTCGAGCTTACACCGGAAGAGATCGCAGAGATCTTGGGTGAGCATGACCTGATCAAAGAAAAGCTCGCGAAGAGGAACGCTTCGGGCTACTGGCAGAAGCAGAAGGAGCGCATGGCTGCTGATCCGGTATACGCCGAGAAGATCAAACAGCAGAGGAAGGAGATGGGTGAGAGGCAGCGCGACAAGAAGAAAGCTGAGAAAGCGCTTCTCGACAAGTACATCAAAGAATTCGGTCCGCTCGACTAGTCTCACCTAAGCAAGCATGGAGATACGAAATACATACTTGAATTCGTATGCGAATTGTCCTCGGCGTTACTTTATCGAGTGCGTCGAGGGCATGCTTGCTCGCCCTTCGAAAGCGATGAATGTTGGAGGCTTGACACATGCAGGCCTTCGAGACACCTACCTACCATCAACGACTAAGTCGTTCTGGGACATCGAGGTGGAGGAGAGAAACGCTGACGAAGAAACGCAAATGCAGGCAGGCAAGCTAGTTCGCGATTATCGAAAGAGGTATATCCGAGATGGGCAGGATCAGGAATGGAAGGTGTTGTCGGCTGAGTTACCGATAAGCTTTCCTATCTTTGACAAAGACATTCCAGTCTACTACTCGGGTACAGCAGACGCTCTTATAGAAGTACAAGATCGTCTATGGCTTGGAGAGCATAAAACATCTGCTTCTATGTCGTCGACAGTAATCCTACACTACGCGTATTCTCCGCAGGTGTATGGTTACTTAAAAGCGATACAAGAAGGGTTGACACGTAAGCTTGATGGAGTGTGTATTAACTTAATCGTTAAGACTAAGGAAACAGGCTTTCATCGAGAGTATGTACCAGTCAACCAGCTTTGGATGGAACAGTGGGAGCGAGCGACTAAGAGGATGATATATTCGCTTGTACATTCTTGCTTACGTCAGCTTAATGGCGAACCACTCGATTCGAGCTTTCCACAAAACAGGTACAATTGTGTACCCTACTTCGGAGCTGAGTGCCCGTTCAGGTTGGTCTGTTGGCATTCTAACGGTCACTTATCGGATGCGATTAAGCAGACTTACATCCAGAATGATAAGAAAGTCACGACTGAGCAGCTCTTAGAAGTAGAACAATCTCCCTTCCACTCTTTATCGCTCTAGGAGGCGAACATGAAAAGTATCGTTTACGCAGAGATTCAAGTTCCAGGATTTCATTCTTGGCCAGACGCGCCAGATGATCTCGCGTTCCTTCGAGAGGAGCACCGTCATCTCTTCTTGTTCAGGATTGGAATGGAATCTCACCAATCTCGTCAATTCGAGTTCTTCAAGCTTCAGCAGGCTCTTCGAGATTACATCGAAGATGCTTACGATGAAGTTGAGAGTAGTCTCGGATATGACTTCGGTAACCTCAGTTGCGAAGAGATAGCACAGAATCTTCTCGACGCGTTCAGAGGTATGGGAATCGTCAACTTCGTTGAAGTGTCTGAGGACCAAGAAAACGGAGCAATCGTTTACAACTATTAAACAAAACAAAACAAGCGGAGGTAACACAATGAGAATGAGTTTGAAGTCACTTGCAGGAAATGAACCAGTTCCATCAGGCACGTACACTCTCGGTCTTGCCAAGATCGACGAGAAGGTATTCGACAAAGGGTCGTGGGGATTCAAAGCTCGCTTCAAGATACTCGAGGGCGAGTACGAAGGTAAGGCTATCTTCGAAAATCTCGTCATACTCGATCCGGAAGGAGAGGTATCCGGCGCAGTTTTCAGATTCGCACAGTTCGCGACTGTGACTGTCGGAGAAGAGCTTGAAGTCGACCTTCAGAACAAAGATGAAGTGAAAGATGTTCTCACAGCTGCCATTGACGTACCCTTCCAGGGCAAGGTAGTAGTCGAGCCCGACGACAAAGGAAATCCACGCAACCGGATAGAAGCTTACAACAAGCTGTAATCAGTTGACCGGCCCAGCTTCGGCTGGGCTTTCTTTTCTTCGTAGTGTAGCTTTTCAAGTTCAAATAATTTAAGGAGCAAGTATGGTCAAACTAACGTATCCTGAGTTTCATGATCATGTCCGATCACTTGCTCAGAAGCTTCGTCAGCAATCGTTTATTCCAAAGTATATCTTAGCGGATAAGCAAGGGTTGATCGCTGCGAGCTTTTTAGCAAGTCGATTCCAATGGTATCCGATCATTCTAGATGCGAGAAATCTTTCCTCGAGAGGAATTGAAGGGAAGGTACTCGTCTTCTCGTTTTGTTCGGATGATGCAGAACAAGCTTTGTTAAGCGCTGCGTACGTAGTGTTTCAAGAAGCAAGTACTACGATAGCGACCGCAGCGGTTATCGAAGTCGGGATGAAAGTAGACTTCTCAGCGACGGATTCACCTGAGGAGATAGGCCCTCCGTGGGCTTAAAGGAGGTAGAATGAGTAAACGAGAAGAGGCTCCAGGAATACTTATCGGAGTTTTGATTCAAACAGCAGATGGAAAGGATCTTACTCGTAAGGCGATTAAGTTTCCCTTAACGGATAAGAAGTATCAGGAGTTGCTTGAGCATCAGAGCTTGATCGTAAGTCTTGCGAAGGGATTGCTTACGCTCGCAGGACAGGCTATGGAAAGGTTCGCTACGACTGAGCTTTCCGAGCTTAAGGAGCAAGCCTTACGAGCAATGGAGGAAGCTAAGCAGTCGAAAAGCAAATCGCAGATTTTTCGAGAAGCAATAATCAATGCAGGAAAGGGAGTCGCCAATGCTGACAATTAATGTCGAGACACATTTCGATGCTGCACATTTCCTTCCCGAACCTTACGAAGGGAAGTGTAGTCGGATGCACGGCCATAGGTATCGGTTGATCGTAGGATGGCTAGTTAAATCACTTGATCAGGTAGGAATGGCCGTTGACTTCGGAAGGATCAAAGAGAGGCTTGAAGCTTACCTCGCATCCTATGATCACTCAGTCTTAAACACAACAATGAATGAGCGACCAACAGCTGAGGTAATGACTCTTCAACTTGCAAAGGAGCTTGACGAGATTACACAAGCTGAATTTCCTGCTCTCCTCTTATTCTCGGTTAAGCTTTATGAGACTCCAGAATGCTTTGCGATCTGGATGCTTGATCGGGAGGAGACAGCATGAGTGGGGGTAAGATCGATATAATCGAAATCTTCAACTCGATACAGGGTGAGGGGATGTTTGTAGGAACTCCTATGACATTTATTCGTCTTAAGAATTGCAACCTTCGATGCGAGTTTTGTGATACTCGTCCATGGGAGAAGGAATCAAGCAGGATGACTACTGATGAAATACTTCAAGCTTGTTGTCTTCTTAGCGAGGGACTTCTTCCTCATGTATGTATCACAGGTGGAGAGCCATTACTTGAGCCTTTACTTGAAGATCTACTTTGGGGGCTTCGAAGCCGAGGTGTTTCTGAAATGCATATCGAGTCGAATGGCTCAGATGATGTATGGAAGCACGGACTCGTTGAATACTGGCCTACCGGAAGCGTATCGATTACGTTAAGTCCTAAAACTCCTGAATGGTCCCTCAAAAGGATGTATGATAGCTCGTTAGCTGACCTCGTAACTGACATCAAGATCCTCGTCGACGAGAACGGTCCGAGGTATCCCCTCGAGCAATTTAAAGATTGGCATGGTGGAATCTACCTTCAACCAATCTCAGACCCTTCTCTCAGCATGATAGGAGAATTCGGGTATCTGAAAGAGCAATATGAGCTGCTCAAGCCTTGGTTGTTCAGGTTTCCGTTCTGCTCGATGTCTTTGCAGATACATAAGCTTCTCGGAATAAGATAAAGGAGGACGAATGAGTAAACTAACTGAAGCAAAAGATTCACTTAACATCGCGAAGAGGCGGATGATGCTCTTCTTCGGACCAGCGAAGTCAGGTAAGACGACCTTAGCATGTAACCTTCTCGGCAAGGATAATACGGTCGTATTTGCGTTCGATCCTGACGGCGTGAAGTCAGTTCTTCCAATCGACGTCTTCTACATCGATCCCAAACGACCATGGGAAGATACTCTCGACACTTTGAACGAGTTGCAGAAGCTGAAGGATAAGAAGAAATGCATAGTCGTAAGTGACCTCACCCAAGCTTCGAAGTTGTACTATCGTACATCAGGAGACTTCAAAGACCCTCGTAAGACATACGGCATTGCAATTGATCGAATGATGCAGCTTATGGAGCAGCTGAAGCAAAACTTCAGGTGGGCGACTATTATCTTCGAAGCGGTTGATATGTACGTCGAAGACGAGCAGGAGAAGATTACGACCGCGTTGCCGAATGTAATCGGTAAGACTACTCTCGCTCCTCAGATCCCTATGATGGTTGATGACGTTCTGTATTTCAATCTTCCTAAGCAGATCAAGCAGAAGTCAGCTGATGGAAAGAGTATCGAGACAGTAGTTGAGCGAACTATTCTCACGGCCGCGGATGGATTTAAGCTTGCTGGGAATCGTATTAACAAAGCAGGCGAGACGGCTATACTCGACCTTAATGAGGAGGTCTCCATCGGCCATAACGACTTCTCGAAGATCGAAGCTTTGAGGAAGAAATTCTTCCCGGAGGGTGTATGACAAGCGGAAGACACGTATTCGAAAGAAAGTTTGATGGGAGTGACAGAAGCTACATTGCTAGCTTATTTAAGGGAATTATGGTCGCTCTTGGATGCAACGTCGACGACGATCCTAACTTTATAGATACGCCTATTCGATGGGCAAATTCAATCTGCGACCAGTTCGAACCTGAAAAGTGCAAGCTTACTACCTTTCCTCACGAAGACTACAGCGGCTTAATCACGCTTCATAAACACGAGTCGTGGACTCTCTGTCCTCATCATTTCGAACGAGTTAAGCTTATCTCGACGGTAAGCTACATCCCACGAAACGGAAAGGTCGTAGGAGCAAGTAAGCTTGCTCGTATCTGTAACATGTTCTCGAAAGGATGTATCATGCAAGAAACTTATACGCGAATGGTAGCCGACTTTATCATGAACGAGTTTGATCCTGAGGGAGTAGCTGTTCACGTGGAAGGATTTCACAACTGCATGCAGTGTCGAGGAGTAAGAACAAGTGGAAGTTTTATTACACGAGAGCTCAGAGGCTTATATCTGCACTCGCCTCAGACAAGAGAAGAATTCTTGTCAGACCTAGCAAGATAAGGGGTTTTAAGGAGGCATAACATGCCAGAAATAAATCCGGAAACAGATCTTAACCTTAAACTAAAGACAGCTTACGAAGCAGGTTACTCGCTAGGTGAGATGTCCAGAATGTTTAAGATGAGTGTTGGAGCGATGAGAAATCGCTTGGTACTCATGGGAGTACAGATGAGAAGTAGAGGAGGACCTAACAACACGTTTAAGATTATTGATGCTTTACTTGCAGGAGAAGATGCTGAGCAAGTCCTTCGAATCTTAACTGATAAAACAATCTCAATTGATAAGAAGGCTACTCTCCTTTGTGTGCATCCAAGTACGGTAAGGAGCTATATCAAGAACTTAAAGGAGGAGGTTGATGAACGAACTGTGTAATCCTCAATGCAAGATGTATGTTCCTCTCGAACCTCAATGTCCTGGATTCTATCCTCGTAATTTAGATGAAGTCGAGGTCTTGTTTGTGGCGGAAGCTCCAGGTAGACAAGAAGTACTCGAACACAAGCCGTTAGTAGGCAGCGCTGGTAAAGTCTTATGGAAGGCGATGCACGAAAGCGGCTTCGCTTCTGTTTCGTTTGAGGGAGATAAATACACCTGGGCGTATGGATTGAACCTCCGTCCTATTAACGGAGTGGCTCTCGATAACGTCGTTCATTGCTATCCTGGTAATCGACCACCTACCTACGCTGAGCGGATACATTGTGCGAGACATCTCGGAACAGCTTTAACCAATCTTAAGAACCTTCGTTTAATCGTAGCGCTGGGCGACACCGCATTCAATCACTTCACGAATGAGTCGAAGATACTCAAACGAAGAGGAATGCCTATCGTCCAATTCATTCCAGCCTTAGGTCGAGAGGTACCTCTCCTACCTATGCTTCATCCTTCCTTCATCTTACGTCAACGTCAGTGGTATGACACGTTCGTACGAGACCTACGCAAAGCGTACAAGATGTGGAAAGAAGGATTTCAACCATACGAGGTAGAAGCACTCGACCTAGATGAAGAAGCTGTTCGAGAACTTCTACGAACTGGATTTGCATTCGACATCGAGACGACGGGCTTCTCCTTTATCGAAGAGAAGATTATCGGATGCTCGTTCTCAAACGGACGTAGACAAGCTTGGCATGCTTGGTATGATAAACCTCATGAGTGGCAACTTGCAGTTCGATTGCTTGAATCAGATGCTTACAAGATAGCTCAGAACGGATGCTTTGACGTTCCGTTCTTGAAAGCTAAAGGAGTGAGGATTAATAAAGTTGAGTATGATACTTGCTACGCCCAGCATTTGATAAGTCCTGAGCTTCCATCCAATCTCGCGTTTATCTCTTCGTTATACACAAACTCTCCTTACTACAAAGAACAACGAGATGAGTTGATTGCTGGAAGACTTACACATGCTCAAATTAAGCAGTACTGCTGTAACGATTCGGAAGTAACTTACTCAAGCTTCCAGAAGCAGCGACTAGAGCTAGCTGAGGATCAGGAACTTACGAAGGTATTTAATACAATCGTAATGCCTTCGACTAAGGTTGCGAACAACTTGATTCTTAAAGGAGTCAAGATTGATCTCGAGGAGATCGAGAAGGTAAGAACTAATCTACAATCTATCGTTCTACCTATTCGTGAGGTGTTCGACAACTACGGAGTCAATCTTAACGCTCCTGCGCAGGTAAAGCAATTGTTGACTACTATGAAAATGCCTGTAGCTGACACGTCCGCAGAAACTCTTCTTAAGCTCTACAAGCGTACCAATCATCCTTTAATCCCATCCATCTTGAAGTACAAAAAATACAACAAAGTACTTAGCACCTTCATCGATGGGTTGAGTAAGCGACTCGATCCTAACGGCTTCTTGCACACCAGCTATCGAGTAGACGGAACGAAGAACTCTCGCTGGAGTTCAAAGAAGCCAAACTTGCAAAACATTCCACCTGAGGTTAGGAAGTTATTTATTCCATCCGCTCCAGGAAAGATATTCGTACAAGCTGACTACTCACGACTTGAGTTGTTTGTCGCAGGCGTGTTGTCGGAAGATTCGTTATTCCTTCACGACGTCGAGACTACTCCTATCCATGACGTAATGGCTGAGGAATTGTTTGGTGCTTCGTATACAAAGCATCAACGGTTGCTTGCTAAGACTGTCATCTTCGGAACAATCTATGGTAGGTCAGCTAGAAGCATCGCAATTGCTTTTGGTATCTCAGTAGCGGACGCAGAACGAATCCAGCACACAGTCGCTCGGAAGTATCTTCGCTTAACTGCTTGGACAAAGATATCGTTAATGAAGCTTAAGCAAGACGGATATCTTCGCTCTGCGTTTGGACGAATCCGTTACTTCGATGAGGGTAATCTCGCTTCCGACGCAGCGAATTATCCTGTACAGACAGCTGCAGGTGACATCACGAACACCTCTCTTATCTTACTCGACGACTTACTCGACCTTCGCTTGACAGTTCATGACTCAATTGTTGCTGAATGCTACGAACACGAACGAGATCAAACCGCAAAGACTCTTCAATCAATCATGAGTCGACCCATCCCAGAGTTGAAGGGTTATCAATTCCCAGTATCAGTCGAATACGGACCTACTTGGGGAGACTTAACCGAGTGGGTTCCTTCAAAGCTTAAAGACGAAACAGACATAATCGACCAGTTCAAAACTCTAGAGGAGGAAGACAATGAGCGAAATTAAGTTCTCAATGGAAATACCAACGAAGTATATTGGTTATATGAGCGACTGCGAAGATCAAGGATTCGCAATCGTTCCGTATGTGTTGAAGTATCCTGAGTATGCGAAAGCATATCGAGAGTTGTATCTTGAGAAAGGTAAGAAGGTTATACTCGATAACGGAGCGTATGAAGCTACTACTTCTTCTAGTCTTGATCATATTCTCAAGGTAGTACGTCTTCTTGGAGGATCAAGACATAATCTAATTGTAGTTCTTCCAGATGTTCCTTGTGAATATGAAAAGTCTATTAGGTTAACTATCGATACGAAGGATGAGTTACAAAAACGACTAGCAAGTAATCATCCTGCAGCTCAGATATTTCCAGATATTAACCTTATGGGAGTCGTTCAAGGAGCTACTCTTGAGGAGCAATGGAGATGTTACAACACTTTACTCGATGAAGGAATTAAAAACATCGCTCTCTCCTTCCTCTGGGATCGAGTAAGCTTTCTTCGAAAGTATGGGAGTGAATTAGGTAAGCACCCAATTCACCTTCTCGGCTGCTACGGCATTCAAGAAATTCAATGGCTTCGTCGAATAAATGAAACTTGGAACCTCGACTTGAGCATCGACACCGTTAAACCTCTCAAGGCCGCAATCGCAGGCAAGTCAATCGAAGAATACGAACGAGGCGAGGTAAGTGTCAAGTGGAATCCTGAAGCCACCCTCGGCGACAAAGTACTCGCTCGTTGGCGACGCAATGCAGAAATCATGCATACTCTCTGCCACATTCGACCATCAAGCATCTCTTACAATCCAAATTACGAAAGGCCACTCAAGCGCTCATCGGATTCTCGAGCTATATAGGAGGTTGTCGTGGGAGGATTAAACCTTCCAGTTAAGGGGTGGCTTGCAGACTATCTCACGTATAGTCGAAGCACTCCTAAGCAGGAGACTGAAATACCAATTGAGTTTAACTTATTTACTGGAATTGCTACAATCGCTGCTTCTCTTCAACGAAACGTATGGGTGTCGAGAGGCTTGTACGAATTGTATCCTGCTATGCTTGTCGTGTTAATTGCTCCGACTGGCAAAGGAAAGAAGACTTCTGCGATTAATCTAGGAGCTAAGCTTTTAGTCAAAGCAGGTGTGACTAAGATCATCTCCGAGCAGATTACTCCTGAAGCTCTCGTACTTGCTCTCAACAACGCTCAGCCTATTCTTAAGAATGGAACGATTCAACCAGGAGCTAGAGACGCTACAGGCTTGCTTATCCTTCCTGAGCTTTCAGTCTTCCTCGAGAAGAGAGATTACAAGACAGGACTTGTTCCGCTTATTACTCGTCTCGCAGATGCGCCTGACGAATGGTCGAGTGAGACTATCTGTCGAGGAGAAGTTAAACTCACCAACGTAGCCTTATGCATGCTTGGCGGATCTGCTCCTTCATGGCTCGTAGGCTCCATTCCAACTGAAGCTTTCACAGGTGGCTTCATGGCTCGTTTCTTATTCGTAGTATCGGATGGGGCAGCCGTTCCTGTTCCTAAGCCACCTCCATTCGATAAAGTCTTGCAAGGCGAGCTTATCATGCGGTTGAAGTTCTTCAACACTCTTCGAGGAGAAGTGGTAGTAAATGAAGAAGCAGAGGAGTACTTCGCTAAGTGGTATCGTGGATTCTATCATCGAAGAAGTGTAGATGAGAAGCGAGCTGCCTATCAAGAACGTAAGCATGACCACCTAATGCGTATCGCGATGATACTAGCCATCTCAGAAGATAGGATGATTATTCAGCTTGAAGACATTCGACGAGCTACTAATCTACTCAACTACGTCGAAGAAGGAATGTTCTCGTTGTTCGGCGAGATCGAACGAGGTCAGTCAGCTGTCGGTGAAGCTATCCAAATGATACTTGCAATCATTAAGAAGAGCAAGTCGATTAGTCATGAAGACCTCCTTCGAATCGTAGTCGGTAGAGGTATGTCAGCTTCAACTGTCTCAGAAGTAATCGATTCGTTAAGAGGTGGTAGATTTATCGAAGTAACGGGTAGTATAGGTAAAAAAGCATCAATCACATATCATTATAGATCAGAAGCACCATCAAGCAAGGAGGAAGTACATGAGCGAGATAGAAGTGAAGGAGTGTAGTAATTGTGGACAAGCAAGCTGTAAGCGAGACAGTTGGATTAAGGATAAGAATGGAGAACCTATTTGTTGGGTTGCTAAGCAAGTCGCGACTAAGCTAGACGTAGACAAGGATAGATGGGACCTTCTCCAATGGAATGCCGTTCACGATGTCGTACGAGTAGCTACCTTCGGCTCAAAGAAGTACGGTGATAATAACTGGAAGCAGGGAGGAGGCTTAGATAAGCTTCGATTATTTGCTGCTTGTATGCGCCACGTCTACGCTTGGTTAGGAGGTCAGCCAGACGATCCTGAATCTGGCCTTCCTCACCTTGCGCATGCAGCTTGGAACTTACTTGCCATCCTTGAACTAGACGTAAAAGAGAAAGACTAATCTCCAAATCCTATCGCTGACTTAAACTTACGAGAGGGTCGTATATTTTCGACTCTCTCTTTTTCTTTTCTGATCTCCTTAAGCTTCTCGATGTAATCCTTCCTAGCTTCCTGCCTCACTTGCTGATTTTTCTTCTCATCCGTAGTAGTTCCGAACTGAGCAATTTCTCCGTATGCTTTTTTACGAGCAAGTGACTGCTGCTTCATAAGCTTACCCTTCCATCTTCGATCGACTTCAGAAGCAGTTAAAGGCATTATTTTTAATCCAAGCTCAGCGAGTAAGGCCTGCGCAGGAGTACGTCCTGACTTCGCTTCTCGCATAACTTTATAAATATCCGTCGCCGGAGCCATCACTGCTGGAATCATAGACTGTGCTACACTCAACAACGCCTTACTCGATGCCGTCGGAATACTATCCATCTCAGAATTCCATATAGGCTTACCGTTAAACCCAACATTTGTCGCAAGCGAAGCTGCAGTAGCAAATAAAGGATTAGCAAGCATAATCTTTCCTACTCCTGGAAGTCTCGGCCCCATCGCTTCTTTAGCTCCTCCAGCTAGCCCATATATATCTCCCCAAGGAAGAATGTAAGTCATATCGAGCCACTGCATACGTCCTCTCGAATCCTTCCAAGGCATGAGTAGATACTTTCCTTGAGCTACCGACGCAGGAAGCTTCGCCTTCAGCTGTTCGAACTGATCGAAGTTTATTCCTTGAGCATTCATAGCTCCTACTTGCCAAGCCCACATACCCATTTGTAGGCTGAGAAGTCTCCAAGGAGCTTGTACTAACGACTTCGCAATCAACGGCATAGCTTTATACGTAAACGTTATAAACGGAGCACCCACCCAAGAGTTTCTCCATCTGCGAATAAACGGACTTACATCGTTGTAGTTAAAGGTAGACTCCATCGCAGACCGAGCAGCTTCCTTTCTGCTCAATCCCTTAACGTCTCGTAGATACTTATACTTCGCTATCTTTGCCCACTGCTCTTCCATCTCGTAAGCGGAAGCCATCTTCCTTCCAATCTTCTTAACTCCATACTTTCCAGCTTCGAGCAATCCAAGCATTCCTTCTTGATGCTTCATTCGAAGGATAGGTTCGAGATGTTTTAACTCACTTGAAGTAAATGTACCGATCGTCAACCCATCCTCAATTGCTTCATTCATAAACTGCTTATACTTCTCAGGATTACGAAGAATCCTAACCGAATCTTTATAAGCTAACCAAGCTCGTGGGTCATATAAAGACATCCCATGCTCGGTTCCCATATGATTCAAAATCACGTTCGAGTAAATATTTCTCATATGCGTACGAGGATTAGCTACGGTCGCTCCAAACTTAAACCAATTCAACGCCGTTTGGCTAAGGCCTCCCGTCTGGCTAGGAATCACCATCGTTTCGAGTTCGAAGAAAGCATCCTGATTAAGCCATTTGTTTGCAAGCATTCCATACTTCTCGACGTTGTCAGGAACCTTGATGTAGTGAACGACCTTCCCAGCTTCATCTGCAACACTAGCTACGGCAGTATGTCCTCGTTGAAGAGGCTGAAGTATCTTCGGTCCGAGAGTTACTTCTCGTATATCTTTAACTCTTCCTGAGGCAGTTAAAGCTTTCATAGCTGATTCGTCCATACATATTTTGTTATCAGCACTTAAGGTTCTGAAGGCGTCGGACATCATCAAGTCACTTTTCGCTGTCACATACTGCGCATGGCTTAGCGTAGCCATATCTACGATCGGATCAAGTTCGTCAATTAATTCCTGAGGCAGATTATTAAGCTTTCGATATCTTGCAGTAGACATCGCTAGCATCTGCATACTTGAGAGTTTCTGAGCCGCATCGTAACTAGCTTTATAATCTGCGTACTTAAGGCGAATAGCTTCTGGTAGCTGATTCCAATGCTTCTGATAGATTCGTGAAGTATACGTATCGAAGTTATTCATATGCGTATCCCATTTAAGGAACATCTTCTTCAGCGAATCAGTAACCTGTACAGGCGTACCTTGTCTGTTTACCTCATCAAGTAAGTCTTCAACCTTAACTCCTTTCTTATCGGCAATTGCTGTAAACTCTTTTACAACTGGACTTACCACTCCATTCTCGACTGCTTTAAGATTACGAGCATCGTCAAGCGTAATTACCTTTCGTCGATTTGTTTCATCCATATATCCAAAGACAGGAAGATGTCTTTCCATTCCTTCCGTAACAGCCCGTCGTTGAGTCTCTGCCTTACGAAAGCCTAAGAATTTAAGACCTATCGCTTCGTCTTCAGGATCCGTCGAACGAAGCCAATCAAGAGCTCCTTTCTCTCCATCTATCATAGACTGATTAGCTTTCTTAAGCCAAATCGTTTGCTTCCCTTGAACCTCTCGTTGTACTTTCTGACTCGCTTCAAGGCTTACTTTCTTCCTCATCGAATCGAAATGAACATACGCATCAAGCATCTCCTCACGAGTTTGCTCAGGCAAGCCTTCAAGATCGATTCCACGCTCAAGCCAATCTTCTCTACGAGTCTCGAGCATCTTTTTAAGCATATCATTCTTAGCAGGGTCTTTTGCGACTACATCTATTTTCTCTGCAAGCTCTCGACCTTGCTGACGAATGATTGACAGATCACGAGCTACGTTTTCGATCAGCTGCTGACCTTCAGGAGTAGTCTTCCTCAACCTATTCGAAGCAGGTTCAAGAAGCTGTCGCCAGTTAAGCTCACCACTCTGACCGATATACTGTGATCCTCCAATCTTAGGAACCTTCGGATGAATCGTAGTCGGAACATACTCAAGTCCTTTCAAGCCAAGCTCGCTTAGATGCTCCCATAACTTAATCAGAGGCTCCTTAAAAGCTTTCTGAGACGCATTAATTACCGGCCGACTTAACGCTCCCATAAACATAAACGGTAAGCCAATATTCGAAACTAATGAAAGGCCAGGTGATCCTCCTGTCATCAAATCGAATGGAATACCTACCATCGCAGCTTCCCAAGTTGCTCGAGCAGCTTCTCCTGACTTGTATAAGTCTAGCCAGCTCCTTCCTTTATTAATCGTCTGGCCGAGTATTTCCATCTCGCCTAAGGGACCTCTCGAGATAGCTAGCCTCCCAGCATTTGCCGCCTTAAACAAAGCGGAATAACCAATCGCCCAAGTAGCTTGCTCAGCAATCGTTCCAGGAAAGATAGGCATATCAGGAAATGCAGCTTCCATCATTCGTGTTGTACGCTCAAGTGAAGTATTCTGCTGATCATACCAGTCAGCTGCAGCTACGTACGTCGGAGAAGTTACCGCATGAGCTACCTTTTGAAAGATGTGTTTACGATTCAAAGCTCGATCAACGGGAGTCATCTTAGCCGAGATAGCTAACTGACTTCCTATTCCAGGCTTGATTAAAGCAGCTGCTGCAGGCGATACAATCGGCTGGTCAGCATTCATCTCGTTTACGACTATCTTCTCGTTAAGTTGATTAAGCTTATCTCCTACGTAATCAAGAGCCTTACCCAATCCTGGAGTGTTTACTCTTGGAATTAACGATTTGATAAAAGGAGATATATTTGCTACTCCTTGCAAACCAAGAGTAGCTATCACTTCAGCTGAGGCTGCCTTACCAGCATTTGCGTTTCGTATTCCTTCTGATACTTGCTTAAACGCCGGATGTAAGGCGGTAGGAATTTTCTGCTCAGGTAGCTTCGGAAGATTCAACTCAGGCACGTATAAAGGATCTTCCTCGGCCATAATCTCATTTATAGGATCTGGAAGGATACTTTCTGCTTTAGCTTCTCTGCTAGCTGCTAGCATACCTGCTCCAGCTAGGGTACCCGCTACTCCAAGCTTCCACACAGGTCCTATAAATTTCTTAGTCTCAGGATCAGCTAAGCGAGCAAGAACGTTTCCGCTACCCATCGTAATTCGAGGACCAATATCTTCAACAGCTATTTGACCAGTCTTGCTAAGCTGTTCATGTCCTTTCGGAGTAAGTAACTGAACTACATCAATCCCTCTTCCACCGCTTGCTTTTCCACCAAGCTTCATTGCAAGTCCACGATTCATAGCTCGATAGATTGCTTCGTCAATTAATCCAAACTGGTCGGGGAACTTTCCCTTCCAGTGGTCAACAAACTGCTCATCTGTAAGATGAGTCTTCGAAAGCTTCTCGGGAGGCAGGCCCAACAACTGTCTTCGTATGATATTAATTCTCGATTGAGAGTACTCCGAAGCTACTCCTCCCAAACTCTTCATCAAGGCGTAGGGGTTGTTTAAGATATCTCTCGGATCCATCTGCTTAGCTTCTTCACGCGTCATAGGAGCCTGCTTACCATACAACGATTCGATAGGTGCGTTAGGATCTTGCAACGTCTTAAGCGTCTTAATCCTACTCATCTTATCTTTCCAAGCGAGAGTAGCCTGCTGCCTAACCCAGTTGTATCCCTTCGAGTTCTTACTCGGATCAATCATATGAGCAGCAAAGACCTTAAGCTGGTCAGGCGTAAGACGAGCAACTCCTTCACTTGAAGCTGGAACGGTATATAAAAGTTTCTGTCCTCGAGCTGCTACCTTCTCGAGATCAGCTCGCGGCTTTCTTACTGACCCTTCATATCCTGAAGGCTTCCATATCTCATCCATTGTTCGAGGAATGGTACCTGGTCGTAGATTTTCTCCTGCTTGCTCGAAACGATATCCTAAGCCTGTATTCGACATTACTTCCTGAGCTAGCCCTTCAGCTTTATCACCAACTTGAAAATTAAACAACCTATCAGGATATAAATCTCTGGGAGCAGACTTAAGCATATCAACTGCAACGTTCCAAGCTTCTGGCTCTCTCTTTGCAACTTTACCAAACCTCCTTAGCAAGGATTCGAGAACTGGATCGTTAGTCTTAACAGCTTCGAATATACGCCCTAGAGCATCCTCAACTGCAGGCGAAAACTTAGCCATTATCCCTCCTGACTAATCTGATTATACAAATGACGATATCCTGGAGCTTTATCCAGAAATGATTCGAGAGAGTCTGTAAATCTCCTCTCCTGAAGCAGCACCTCTTTATACGGATAAGGAGTAGTATCTCCCTTCTGAGCAGCCAACTTCCACTTATTGTGAAGTCGTTCAATAGCTACCTGAGCAGCTAATTGCTGAGTAACTAATTTACCAGGTACTCCCTTAGGAAGATCTGTCGAAACCTTCTTCAGGCAGGATTGTACGAATGCATCCGCTTCTCGATGTGATTGAGGATTTAAAGGCTTACTCGGCTGCGGCTGAGATAGATCAGCATTTCCCATTAATAAGTCGTTCATTGCATATCTCCTTCTTCCTCTTCTGGATAGGGGTTGTCGAATACAGAAGGATAGTTAGAAGCTGGCATAGGTGTTCGATACATATCAGCTGAAGGAGCAAGATCTGGAAATAGTCGAGATGCTTGTGTATTAAACACGCTCGCCATCTTAGCATAACCATCAGCTATTCTCATTAGCTCAGCTGCTTGTGCCTGAGCTGTTGGTGAAGGAGGACCTCCTAGCATATCTCCTTTAAGAAGCGTACTCGCATTCGTTCGATACTTAGCCGCTAGCGCAGCATACGTAGCAGCATTCTTCGAATAGTCATTAAACTGCTTTACGTAATTCTGAGTAGCCTTCGAACGTTCGACATCCGTCTTAGCCGATTCGATAGATAAAGCTGCTGCACGAATCTTCATCTCCTGCTGCTTAAAGCCTAACTCAGCCTTAGCAAGCATTCGATTGAAGTCATAGTTATCCTTCATATGCTCAGCTTCAAACTTTTTCATTTGAGTTGTCAACGCAAGATCTTCTTCCTGGTAAGGCCAGAGATTCTTCTGATGACCGAACAACTCCTGTTCGTTTGCAAAGGACTGCTTCGCCATTCCAAACTGCTCTCGTTGCATATTCAACTGCTCAGGAAGAAATCTATTACGTACTGCCATCTCTCTTTGTCGAAGCTTGTCAGTTGCGAGTCGAGACTTCGATTCAGCAATCCCAGCTGCGTGAGCTTGCCCACGCATAAACGCTTCAGGAATGTTTACGTTCAGCTTGTCATAAAGTCGATTGTAGAAATCAATCATCGGATCTTGTGGTTGCATGTATCCTCCTACTTAGCGTATCCACGACCAGGATACCAATCTGTTTTAAGGTCGTATGAAGGAGTAAACGCTTGCTGGCTATAAGTGTAAGGCTGATAGTTTAACTGCTCTAGCTGCTTTCCATACGCAGCTGCAGCTGGACTACCTGCTTGAAAAGATCCAGGAGCTACTCCACTTCCGTAGTTACTTCCAGGATTATCAATTAACCGTCCTTGAGTATTCCCCGCACCAAAGGCTCCACTTGCTCCCTGTATCTCTGCCCAGTTCTGATTCATCTTTCCAAACATAGCAAGCATCTGTGGCCAGAGAGAAGGAGAATCCATTCCGGGCCAAGGAACACTTCCAGGTGAGCGATTAGGAAGACTTATTGCTTGAGCCATAGGATTCAATTGAAGTCCTTGCTGGATACCTGGAACTTCCAATCCTCGGTTAGCGTACCACTGTTTCATTTGTCGTTCTTGCTGAGCTTGAGTATACTCAGCGTTTGCGAGACCACTTCTTGCTCCGTATATGTTACTCAGGTTTTGTAAGCGTTCCTGATTTCCTTGAATATCAGCTTGCTGACGGGCATCTGCATAACGATTAGATAACTCACGCATAGCTGATACTCGCTCTCGAGGAGCCATTCCAGAAGCTTCAAGTCCTCTTCTTGCTTGATTCCAATTTGAAGCGGCAAGATTTTTATATCCACCTATGCTTCCGATATTTCCCTCAAGAGCTCGAGTATACTGCTCAGTAGGCTTACGAAGAGGATTTTCACCAAAGCCCTTATTATATAAGGGAGCCATCTCGTCATATCGCTTTCCGACTAGATCAGCATATTCCGTACCTAATCCTACATTTCTCTGGATCTGCTGCTTCATCCATTCGGGGTATCCCCAACCCCACTGAGCCATTTCTATAAGCTGACGAAGCTGTTCTCGAGCGGCGTCTTTATACGAATCTGATTCTTCCTTTCCTAAGAAGTATCCACCTATCCCACTTGCTAGGTCTCCAATAGTTTGAGAAACACCTTGACCTAACATTCCGTAAGGACCCATAGAGGCTCCGCCACCTCCACCACCTGCTCCACCAATCATGCTCATCCAATCCATACTTATCTCCTTATAGAAGCTTCTCGAGCTCGTACTGAAAAATTATCGGAAGATGCAGCTGCGACTCAGCTGCTCCTGAAATTCCTATCTGATACGTATACGCCCAAGTATCCCACGCACTCTGAATCTTGAGGACAGTTAATCCTGTAGAGCCATGATACTCCTGCCAGAACGACAGCGTACTATCATTCCATTCTGACTTTGACGAATCGATAAATCCCGCTCTTGACTGATCGAAGTCGTAGAAGTCCTTCGGCCATTCAAGAGTACGAATAAGTTCGCCATCACCATAAATCGAGATATCCATCCTACCCTTAAGATAGAGCGTAACTTGATTCAATCGTTTTCGTCTACCTGCCTGACCCAAATAACTAGATACACTCTTCCACTGCCAAGCAAGTCGACCACCAACGAAGGCATTACATATTCCACTCGGAATAGCTGCATACGTAGTCTTCTTTTCAAGATCGCTTGAAATACCAATCGTATCTTGACTAGACGAGCTCCATATCAATCCATTTGACCTTCTCTCACGTATAAGTGTAGAAGATACTCTTCCAACTCCACCACCATCGATATAAGTTACTCGACCATACTCCGAGCTGAATACGTAAGTATTCGATCCGACCATTCGCTTAATCGTACCTACCTCAGTAGGAGCTCCTAACGAATCTACCCACGAATAAGTATCTTCCTCACTCATATCGTTGATAGCAACTATGATACCATTATTCGCACTCGCGAAGTAGTTGTTAAATGTAAGAAGAAGTCTACCCTGCGAATCAACCGTAAGAGTAGATATCTCGCTATCCTGAGGGAACAACCCTCGAACCGATTCTGAATCCTCCTGAACTGTAATTCCATTCGTTCGATACAATCCAAGAGGCCCACGCCAGAAGGCTTCGTTATCCCATTGTAAGACCGCCCACGAGCTACTTGCAGACATTCGAGAAGGTAACTCTTGATAACTTGCATTCCCTTCTTGATCTATCTGAATCATAAACGGAGTAGTCTCGGTAAGTACGAGCGAATAGTTACCAAGAGGGCATCCAGCTTTTACCGCATCAGGAAGATCGATGTAATACTCGAGAGGCCAAGCTTCTGCGTAAGGAGCAGGCTTGGAGTAGTACACCCGTAACGGATGAGTTGTATCTCCTGATAAGAACCAACGAAGTCCGCTTCGCCAGATTATAAAGCATGTTTGCGTAGGCGGATCATGATCTATCGGAGGAGAGTTAGGATACAATCCTACATCCAACGTCGTATCGGAATACGCCGTATCGTCGTTATCAATTTCGTCAAGAAGGAAGTAAGGCCCGACTGAGCTTGATCCGTTCTGCGTACGATAAATCCGCTTACGAGTAATTGCCTCATCCGTACTACCTACAGGAATATTCGCTAACGCAACTGAAGCGCACAAGCCTCCCAACACTTCAACTTCTGCTGAACTTGCATTTCCTTCAAATCCATCCTCGTTAACAAACGTAACTCGATAGAACCAATGACCAGCTGTAAACGCCGACCCAGCCACTTTCGTAGCAGTCATAAAGGTAGTATTAGGAGCAGTCACTCCCATCGACCATACATCTTCTCCATCTGTCACGAGTACTCTCGAACCATTCGTCATTGCAAGAGTACGAGTACTCCTTCTCGAAGGAGAATTAGCAAAGCTCATAAACTCACAAGCGGTAAAGCGGTCTCCCCAATCGTCTAGCAATTCTACTCCGTTGTAATATAACGAGGTAAGCGAAGTGTAGAAAACTCCATCTTTCCATCCAAACAATCCTCTCGGATTCGTTAACGGATAAAGAAGAGAATGTCTCCGCTCGCCCTGGAGTACCCCTCTTACACTTCGATAATCTACATCTCGAAGAGCTTCAGCATATCCTGGAGGAAGTAAGATAGGATCATCTTCGGTGTTAAGTCCCCAGAAAGAGTCGATTACGAATATCTCAGCCATTAGAATACCCTTATGATATAGATTACTCCTAACCACTTTGGACGATTATCGATTCCCTGCATTTCTTTTTCGCCACTACCTAAACTTTCCCAAGATGTTCCATTCAGCAGCTCATCTTCAAAGCTCATTACTTGATTAGCTCCACCAAGTCCATGATCGTGAGTATACTCTCGACCATCTGTAATTGGATCAGTAGACATTGTAGTCCAGTCTACCCCAGCCATTAAGCTACCTACAGCAGCAGTTAAATCATGTTTGTGTGGTAAGTCGTTAGCGTCCATCGTTACTGGTTGGAGACCATGAACGTGGTGGCCATTAAAGCCTGCTGCCCATACTTCCTCTTCCCATTCTTCCCCTTCACCAATAGTAACAGGCCCATCTACACCCATTAAGAATCTCTCATCAGTAAGAAGAGGAAGATACTTTCCAGGAGCATTCCAGATCGGCGAAGTAGCTAAGTTTGGAGCGGTACCGTCACATACCCTCCAACCTAAGTCAGATCCGCCAGGTCCTCCAGTAGAGAGGAAAGTATTGCAAGCTGCAACTAAGCTAGGCTCACTTATCTTTGGAGCAAGAAAGGAAGCTCGTACGAAGTCTGCATTCTCTCCTTCGAAGTATCCAGGCATCCATGGAAGGATTGTTCCTACCGGATGCATCGAAGGACAAAATCCCCAAGGAAGTTCAGTGATAACTTGATCAAGAGAGTTAACTCCAATCAAGCCTGCAAGCTCGTTAAGCAAGCTCATTCTTACTTGCAACATCTGTGTTTTATTAATTATCGGAGCGGTACCTGCTAACCATCCAGATATCAACTCTTCAACAGTTGTTACCTCAAATGGCGGCCAAGTAGTCTGGTCCTCCAATGGAATAGTCAACGCTGATATTTTATGAACTACCTGCTCTCCGCCTGTCGAAGTAGTACGAGTAAACGTCTCGGCTGACTGCTTACTCCCATCACTCCAGTTTATATCTTCAGACGCTATAGGCTCTACAATTACTTCAATTTCTGCCATTAGCTTTCTCCTATTTCGATATCGGTTGTTTCAACAACTACGTTAAACTCTTTCAGTACGCGAAGAAGATTCTCGATAAGCTTACGTGCTTCTTCAAGAGAAGTAATCTCAGAAGAAAGATTAAGTCTCTCAGGCCCTTTAAGAGTTACTTTAGTAACGACTACCATAAGTCAGTCACGAGAGGATAATTAGACGGTAGTCTAGGACCACGTCGTTCAGGAACTACTGTTCCAGCCACACCCATAATCAACCTCTTAGGAGGACTAGTCGACTTCTTATCCCATTTGTTTCTCGCAATGAGATAATCCTGCCAGTACTTCTCTCCTAATGCCTCGTTTTGTACCTCCATCTGAAACTTATAAAGCTGAGATAAGCAGTAGTTAACTGCTATAGTTTTGCTGTAAGTAAGGGGAGCTGGAAGCAAGCTACTCTCGTTAACTATATCTGCTCGATATGTAGTATAAACTAAGGTAACTGGTTTAAGATTCCAATCAGCACTCGGCTTACGAAAGAATCGAATACTTCTAGGTGCGTCGAAGTCAAGTACATACCATCGAGGATCTCCTACTTCAGTTTGCCAGGTAGACGAGAAGTTCATTAACTGATCAACTGTTGTAGGGTAGATATCTTCTCCGTTGTAGTCCGTTAAGCTCCTAATCTCATACAAAGACGTAGGAAGAGTATACGTAGCTACTCCTGTAGCAAATACTAAAGCAGAAGTACTCTTCGCTACGAAGACAGGAGTATTCTCAGTCATATCGACTAAGAAGTTGTTAATCTCTCCTAATACCTTCGAACGAGTAAGAGCTAACGGCTTCTTAACATTCTGATTAAGCTTGAACAATACCTCATCAATTACTTCTTTAGCGCTTACTGACACGATAAAACTCCTTAGCTATTTGAGAGTCAAGAAGTAAGTCTTCCTGAGAAGGATCGATTACGACTTTATCGAAGGTAGCATCTTCGAAAGGCAAAGCTCGAAAGTCAGCAATTACTCTAGCCAATCCCACCCACATGTTTTTATCTTTATCGATTACTAAGTTCATATGTCCTCCAAAATTGGGTAGGAGAAATAGCCGATCTACTCTCCTACCCATTACACCTACAGTATCATCAAGAGGTTACTTTACGAGCACCCAGATCGTCGCCGTGCCAGAGGCTATCGCCTCGAGAGCATAGAACTTATGCCCGATTGCATGAGCTCCACCGCGGATAAGCTGACCGGTAGTGGTCGGAAGGAGATACTCTCCAGCTGCAATTGCAGTTCCTGAACCAACTACGATTGAAGCTTGTACGAGTCCTCTTATCACAACTCTACCTGTTTTACCTGCTGACTGAGCCTGATCTACCAATCCAATGATAAGAGACTCCTCAGTAGAGTTGGTAGCTTTCTTTACGGTATACCCATCAACGCCTGACATATCCCACTGGACGCAATCACCTGCAGCTAAATCAGCTGCAAACTTCGCGTTGACATATTCACAATCCTGTCCTTTTGAGAGGGTTTTAGATTCCATCATTCACCTCCTATGACCTTGCGGTATCTTCGAGGATACCATGCTTACGACGATTGGAGATTGTCGTATTCCCATACCACAGAATCAAGCAGCTTCTCGCATCCTGGTTCTGAGGAGTCACCCACGGAGTACGTACGAAGTTCTTGCTCGCCGCATACCTCATCTTGAGGAACTTGGAGTTCAAGAAAATCAACGCGTTGTGAGAATCCGGATCGGTGCAGTACGCGGTGCGGAAGTTCTCATCCCAGTACAGGTTGCAACCACGGAACTTGAGATGTTGGAAGCCAGCCGCAGCCGCTTCAGTATCCTGCAAGGTTTCCATGTATTTCAACGTAGCAAGGTTTGTTTCATAATTCTGGAACATTGCCAGACTGCAGAGCGCTACGTCAGGAGATCCGCCGGTACCCTTCGAGCAATCGTTGTACAGCTTCGTCATTGCGACCACGCCGGTTGCTCTTGCTGAGGTAGAATCAATCCACGTAAACGGAGTACTTCCGTTTCCGATATATTTGTTTCTCCACCATGTGTCGACTGCAGAGTTAATTCCACCAACCTGATATGAATCAGGGGTGGCAGATACTAACGCTGTCAGGCCTGCCGGATCTTTCGTCGACGATTTCTGAGTCTGATTGTATCTTCCAGTTCCGAACATAAATGTCGAGAACTTCTCCTGGAAGCTCATCTCGAGCTGCATGATCTTCGAGCTTACCAACGAGATCAGATTACCCTTTCCGGCATTCTGGAACTCGCTCAAGCCATCGATCACGACTGAACCACTCACCTGTGCCCACGGCCACAAAGTCGCCGTAATGCCTTCCTGAGGTGAGAGATCCAACGTATCATACCTTTCGTACGATTTAACCGTGTTGTTACTCCCGTACATCAAGGGCTCGATTATCTGAATGCCACCACTCTGAGGAGTGTAGCATCCCTTTCTCTTCAGCTCGAACATCGCTGGAGTTTCTTTGAAAATGTTATCGACGAGAGTATTCATGTACAAGTCAAGACTTGTAGATACTATCTCGTCAAAGGTCCTGGTTTCTGTTACATCCGCCATCTTTCTTCTCCTTTATTTAAGTCCATATTTGTCTGCGACAAATGATAAAGCATCCTCTGGACGCTTAAACTTCGGAGCGTTTGAGAAGTCTGGTTTGTTTCCTTGATTTGTCTGAGGCTGACCAAATCCTCCTCCCATCCTACTCTGAAGTAGAAACGCTGAGTCAGGGACTCCCTTACCATTCATCGTTCGATCACTTTTTGCCAGAGCATACGCGTCTTCCAACCTGTATGCTCGCCCTTCCGAAATAATTCTCTCTACCTCTCCTCGAAACATCGGTTCGTGTAATCCCGGATAACGTAGATTACCTGACTCATCCAGCGTCGAGCTCATACGCTGGAGCTCAGTATTCAACGCGGTAGCTTTAGTAGCTGCCTGAAGGGTTCCTGCCATCTGCTCGAACGGCCGAAGCATAGGCGTAACTGTTTGAGCGATGATCTGCGGAAGAGCTTTCATCAAGCCTGGAATGTCTTCAACATCATCGAATCCGCCATTCAGCTGTCCGTTAGCATTCCCACCCTGATTTCCTTGAGTGGTTCCGCCACCGTTAAGCCAGCTTACGAAGTCGGGATCCTTCAGCATTCCATCAAGAATAGCTGCCTTCCGAGTAGCCTCTTCATACCCTGCGTACTGAGATTTAATCTCGTTTACTCTCTGGCTAACAATCTTGTTGACTTGTTCCTGAGATAACATCTTTCCAGCTTGATTTGCTGCTGGATCGTTCACCTGGCCAGGTCCTGCTTGCCCTGGAACTTCCCCACCATTCGCACCGTTTGCGCCTGGCTGTACATTTGGTTCGTTTTCCATCTTATACCCCTTTTAGTTTTATTCTCTCAACTCCGCGGTCGTTAAGATAACCAGCTACGAAGTTTTCGATCTTTTTTGCCCTCTCTTCGGGACGAGGTTTTTTCGCAACAGAAGAAGGATCGTATTCGCTCAATCCCTGCTGCTTCATTAACTCTCGCTTTTGCTGGCGAGATTCTATCCAACCCCCTAACGTATGGCTGTAGTACGGATCTTTAAAACTCGCATCGAACAAGCCACTCACGTTAGGTATTTCATCGGAAACTTTTTCAAGCTTTCCGTTGATAACTTTATATACTCCTGACTTACCCACGACGTCCTCCTTGAATTAACTGCATGAGTTGAGTCGCCTGAGGAAGAGAATTCGACATCGGATTTACTCCTCCAGGCATTCCAGGAACCTGAGGAGCTCCAGGCATTCCATATTGATTACCTGCCCCACCTGGAAGTGAAGCTGCTCCACCAGGTCCTTCTCCTACTTGTTGCTGTCCTGGTACTCCTTGCTGAGGACCTCTACCAAGTAGGAAGTCTTTATCTCGTATATTCATCATATTCATAGCGACTTCAACAAGAGCTTGATGTTGGATTGTTGGGTCGGCTCCAAAGGTCTGATAAAGAAGTAATCCACGCTGGAAGTCAACCGCATCATCTCTTGGCCGAGTACTTCCTGCATGTATCCTTACATAATGCTCGCCTTGAAGCTCCCATTGCTGAATCTGTCTCCACTCCTGTTGACCATCCGGACCAACCCACTGCATCACCTGCTGATCAGGATACATCTGCTTCATTATCTCGATATCTTTATAAGCTACTTCTTCACAGAAGTCTCCTACAAGATCAGGTTTCTCACTTGCTCGAGCATTACCGCCTTGAGTAATCTGCTGAGTTTCATAAGCAGTCTTCGTGCCTGGCATCTGAGAAGCCATCATGTATTCATTTACACCTGTAATCTCTCGATGATCGTTTCGTATCGACTGGAAGTAGTTGTACACATCTCCAGACATCTGAGCATCTTGAACAGGCTTAAGTCCATCAACATCATCAAGCTCAATTACTGTTCCATCTTCTCCGCTTTCGATTGCTTCCTTCGCTTCGTTATCGGCCAAACCTTTCTGAAGTGTATACTTACGATTAAATCGCTTCGTATGCGTCATCATAGCACTTCGTACGCGATCGAGTTCTTCTTGCTGCATGAAAGTAGGTTCGAGGTCACCTATCCCATAATGAGCGTCAATTATCTCGTTGAATATAAGCTCAGTAAATAACGTATCAAGAGGATACGGATTCGGTCTAGGGGCAGACAAGAACTTATCGCAGTCAGGAGAGATAATCGAAATCTCACGATTATACTGATCGTGTACTTCAAATACCTCAACTCGTTCGAATTCGTCCACTGCTCCTGGAAGAATCAATCCGCTCTGTGTACGAGGAATGCTCGCAGCCTCCCGAAGACGATCTTGAGTAGATACAGCCTTCAATCCAAGATAATGAGATGGCCATAACTCCTTCGCTTCCCCTCTACTCATAGTTACTCTTCGGAAGATATAATACGCATCCGTAACGGACATACACCCAGGCTCCAACCAAAGGTCATAAGGAGATACTCTCGAGAGAGTTACCTCATTCCTTCCTGTACGCGAATTCTCTACTATATGAGTCATCCCATATCCGACCTTGAGAATAAGCGCATCGAGAATGATTCTTCTCATAATCTTCTTACGTCTTTGTAACGACCATAAACGATTAACGAGGTATTGAAGTATCTCAGCACTTCGTCTATGCCAGGGCTGAATATCCTTCACGTATATAAAAGGATCTTGAGAATACGACGCTCGTAGTAGCACCTTAATCGTTGGGAACGCCATATTTACTCTTATATCTTTTCCAGCGCTAATCGTATCGGAAGGAAGAAGAAGCTCAAACTGATTGCGAGATATCTGCCAAGCAGTTTCAGCTTTATCCTTTCTAAACGTCTGAGCGGTTGATAATCTATTCGTCCACTCAGATATATCAGTAGTCCCTCTACGCCTAGCCATTAGCTACTCTCCTGTCAGAATAGAATTGATTATACGTCCTCATAGCACCTCTTTTCTTTTCAGCAAATGCTCCCCATTCATCGAGAGTCTTGAAGGGATAGATTGGTTGAGAGTAGTCTACCTTCTTATCCTCGAGAGGGGCTTCGGGGAGATTTTCCACTTCAACCAATCGTTTAATTCCAATCGCGGCTAGCGAAGCAGCCATTACGCAATCGTCGAATTCTCCTTCAGGACCTTGAAGCTTTCCCTCGACTTCTTCGAATGCGCTTAACTCATGATACGTTTCGCTATTGTGAATAATTAATCCACGTCGTAAGTATAAGCGAAGAGTCGAACACATATACGGCTTAGAAGCTTGAGTAGTCAAATAACCAAGCACATTCTCCGCTTTAACTATCTTCTTGTTCGCAGGTACCTCTCGTTTATATATCTTCCATACAGGATAGATTCGTTTGAGTACATCTACGCCCAACCTACCATGATTGTTGTATTCTGGAACGACATACGCGTCGTTGTATAATCTTCCAAGAGTAGCTGCTATGTGCGAAAGATTCTCAGGAAGCGTCCAGCAATCTCGATAGATTGCGACCTGCTCCATCGCGTCCATATCGTATACATCAATCACAGCGTAGTCTTGCCCAACACCTCCACTATAATCTACTCCAATCGTATACCTATGCCCGGCTACTGGTTCTCGATAAATAATCGTCTTACCATCAAGTCTAAGAGGAGCTATTGGCTCAAACCTAAACTTCCCAAAGTACTTCGATCCCGTCGACATAAACGCTTCTTCAATCGTAGTCGGATACTCCTGCTCAAACAACTTTTTCCCATCAATGTCGTCAGGCGATTCCATATAATCCTCTCGCTTAGTAACATACCACTTCATCTGTGACCAGCTGAGGTTATGATCTTGCATACGAACCAAATCTTCATCCATAAGAGTAATCAACTCGTTCTCGAAGACTGGAAGCTGATTGTCCGGATCATCATACCACGGATAAAAGTGAAGAGTAAAGCTTCCACGTCCGTTAAACGCTTTGTTAACAAGCTTCTGGAATCGATTAAATCCATTCGCAGTTGACTCAAGCACAACTCGCTTTGCGTGTGCAGCAGCTTCACCAACACCAGCCATAGTAGACTTCAAATCAGCGTAGAAAGCTGCTTCAGATAAATGCAGATGCGTAATCGTATCACCACGACCAAATTCCGAACTTCCAGCTGTACCAATGTAGAAGGTCGAATCCGTACGTGGGAAGGAGATTTCATTTCTCGAGTTGTATCCAGTCTCAGGCTTACCACCACGCATATGCTTGATTATATATCGAACTGTTTCAAGATGCTTCTGAGTTGAAGGAGTATCCTGAGCAAGTATAACAGCTCGTGTATTCATCTCAGTAAGACATGCAGCGAGAAACTCTCCTTTGATATACGTAGAGAATCCCTCTCTCCTTGCCTTAAGAATGATATCACGAATAGTACAAAGAGTTGAGTACTTCGTCTGAACTAAGTTCAAATGGAAGGGCACACGTATAGCTTTCTTATTCACAATCTGGAACATGTGTTGAATTACTCTATCACATGGTCGTGGATAAACAAGCATTAACGTGCACCACCCCTTACTGGATAAAGCCAAGGCTTTCTCGATGCTATGTTGTTGTAGTAATTGTAGAACATATCAAGCATTTCTCGATTCTTAGCATCTGTAAGAGCCTTCTTAATCATTTGAGTTTTTCGTTCTGCTTCTAACGCACCTGAACCGCTACCTGTCCATAAGTTTAAATTAGACTCCTTAGGTAGAGTTATCTTAGTATCTTTAGGTCCATTCTCTCCTAACTTATACTGTAAGTACTTTATAGCCATCAATGCGTCAGCTTGCTTTGGAGCTATAGTATAATAATTAGGTTGAGTCATCTTACGCCATTCTCCACCTGGCATTTTATATACTTTCTGAGCAGCGGGAGACAAGCCATATCGAGTAGTAAGCTCGTTAACTGGCTCGTAAAAGTCTCTAACTCTATCTGGATGTAAAGCTCTGTCAGTCATTCCATAATCTCGTCTACCTTCTCGAAGAGCTGTAGCCAGGAGAAGTTTTGGAGACACCTTCAGCTGATTAGCATGCTTCATAAGAGCGGCCGCACGAGCTAGCTGCTCGATATCATTACGCGGAGCTATCTCAGCCTTCCAATTCTTTGGATACCAAGGAGGACTGTAAGTTATGAATTCGTTCATGTTAACCTTTCTTGCCCCACCATCTACGTAGGGCGTCGATTAGTTTTTTATTAAAGCTTTTAAGCCTGTTGGCTTTGCCGGAGGAACTGAATCGATTACAATCGAAATCGGGTCAGTTAACTCAGATTCATTTCCTGAGGAATCTACCGCTGATACTCGATAGGCATACGTACCATCAATTCGAGAAAGAGTAAGTAGATGAATAGGATGAGCAATCGTATCGATTACAGTTCCGTTCTCGTATACCTTATACGAAGCTATGTCTGGTTCGGTATTAAGATTCCAACTTATTTCGATTGTCTTCACTTCTTCGCTCCTATCTGCTTGGTGTCAGTTCCCTTCGCTTTATCGAACGATCGCATACCGCCTACACCAAGCATAGCAAGTAGTACCGTCGACATAACACTCATATCAATCTCAGGCGCATCAGCACCAGCCGTTACCAACAAGGGACGAACTATCATAGCATATAAGAAGCCTGTTCCACAAACCCATCCTATAAATGGTCGCCAACCAGCAACCCACATACTCGCTGACTTCGCCTCTTCAAGATTAATCGCAGCTTGCTGAGCCATATTCTCATACTCAAGTTTAAGCTCTTCTAACTGCCCATCCTGCTGGAGCTTCATAAACTCTAGTTTAGCCTTCGCCGCAGCATCCTTGTCCGGGAATATCTTATCGATGACTTTACTCCCGAAGTCAAAGATTGAACCTAAGCCAGCTACATCAAGTCCCATACTTACCTCTGTTTAATCTCAAAGTAGTTCTCAGAAACAAATGTCTTCTTTATACTTCGTATAGGGTTGACATGGTAGATTAAAACCGCGATAACCTTATACTTCCCGGGCGGTACTTCCTCGCTTAATCGAACCGACTTACTAGTCTTTGTGTGCCCGAGTGGAGTATTAACCATTCCACTTTCAACTGTGTACATTGTACGCAAACTGTTTGTAGTTTGTAAAGGAATCAAATTCACATAATACTCTGCGGGCTTATCGATATACTTATCAAACTCCCATGAAGCAGACACTACGTAGCCCAAGTCATAAGGTCTCTTTGCTACATTCGTAATATTAAACTTACTGAACTCGACTGTTTTGTATGGGTAGAAAATCCACCACAAAGCTGTTATTAAGGCCATGATTACAAATATAAATGATAGATACAACAAACACGTTACGACTGCGTTTTTAATATCCATCATCCGAGAAGTCCTCCTAGTATCTTTGCGCCTGCTGCAAGGGCTCCAGCTACCACTGCCGTTATCACAATAGCAATAATCGCATCAACTTGCTTCTTAACTGGATTAAACTCTGCCTTAGTAGTAAAGTTATTCTGAAGGTTATTGTTTAACTTATCTACCGTAACAGTAAGCGCATCCATACTCTTCTCGTTGTTATCGAGTTTCTCGGAAAGCACTGCCACCTTAATCGCGAGTTCAGTCATATCAACGTCCACTATACAAGCTCCAAGTGAGGCAAGTCCCAACCATCGGGGTCAGTGTCCATATTCCAGTTACAGCCAACGCGAACCTTAATTCCCTTCGCCGCCGCAATAGCTACTGCCATGCCCATCATGTAGAAGAATGCCGCTCGATTGTCCCACCTTATGTGTGGCTCTTTATCAAACCAAGGCGCAAGGTCAACTGCTCTAGCTGGCAAGTGATTATGCTTCGACTTTGGCCAAGGAGTCTTCGACTTACCCTCTGCAACAGCTTTGTTCTGATCTGCTTCTCCCCTGAAGGTACAAAGTACCTTACAGTTGAAAATCTTAATAAGCTCGTTGCAGATATACTGCAAGTCAGGATGCGCAGCTTTTAATAGTCGAGTAGACTCCTCTCCAAACTTAGGCATTAGGCCTCACCGTCGTCGTATTCAACCTTGAACGAATCTGAGTCGACTGTGTTCTCGTCGATATCAACACTGAAGGTAACTTCGATTGTAGAATCGACTGCTACATCCTCATCCTCATCTACCGGATCGGTAGATGCCACTGTCATCGTATCACCAATCGTAAGGAAGGTAAGTACGACAGCTTCAGCAAGTGTCTCTTCGTTTGTTCCCTTCACAGCTACGCCGATAGTGACTTGGATATTCTGGTTGTAGCCCAAGTCGCTTGTCGGAGTGAATGTAACCACATTATCCACTACCGCAAACGATCCAGCGATTACGGAAGACGTATCCGCATCGATAATCACGATATTAGTTGCATTAACTGTTGTCTCGTCAATATCAGCGCTGAACACCATCTCGATTGTAGTATCGACTGCAACCTCAGTCGCATCGTCACTTGGAGTCGATTCGCTCAGAAGAAGCACCGCATCAATCGTTGTGAACGAAAACTCATAATTTGTTGCAAGTCGCTGATTTGCAGTTCCTCTTACTCCTGTCGTAACCGTTACAAGTATCTCTGTATTGTTGGGCAGATCACTTGTTGGAGTAAAGGTAACAACTCCGTTTACAACTCCGAAAGTCCCTGGTATAGCTACTCTTGCCATCTCTCTTTTCCTTATTAGGACAAAGGTCCTATCATCTTATTTCCGTCCGCGTCTTCAGTCGTGGGTTCGACTGTAGTTACCTTAAAGTCATCAAGCCACATATTTTGATCTGCTGGACATCCATCATTCCAGTAGCTCATTACGTTCACTCGATCGGCATAGTCATTAGCATTACGAAGCGTTGGAGCAATTAAATTCTCGTAAACTAAGTCGCCGTTCATCCATATACGAGACTCTCCTGCTGTGTGATGAAGCTTAACATAAAGCTCTAGGCAAACCTGCTCACCCTTAGGAATGATAGTGGAAGTTGTTACTTCAGTATTAGCGACTTCCGGTTCGTTGGAGTATCGAATCTTTCCCCCAAATGGAGAGCTAGTCTCGCACTCTTCCATAATTGATACGTATCCAATATTCCCTCCAACGGAATCAGCTACGTGAATTCTCAGTATCTTAACAGGAGCATAAGGATTACTTAACCTAGGAACCCAACTCCACCCTGCGGGGAAGTAGTAGTATCCACGCACCCAGATCGATTGCCCTTCTACTACATGTTCAGGAAAGTTAAGTAACCCTGTGCATGCATCGTATCCAGTATCTCCAAGTGTCCACGCCATCTTACAAGACTTAGAGCCAGAGTTAACCTGGCCACTATTAGCTACGTTATCGAACGTTGTAGCAGAGCCCGTATCCGGATCTGAGAAAGCATCTTCCTGAGGAGTTGAATGAGCATTATTGGCTAGCTGCCCAATTGTACCATTCTCAAATCCAGCAATCATTGACCAGCCGGCTGCGGGACTTCCTACGGTGTCGAAGTTAAACGCATAGCTAGTTGCTAGACGTTGGTTAGCCACTCCTCGAAGGCTCGTATTTATAGTAACTTCGATCGTAACCCCAGAAGGAAAGTCACTTGTAGGAGTAAACGTAACCACTCCATCTACTACTACATACGATCCTGAGATTGGAATTTTAGCCATCTATTACTTACTGTAGTGTCCACTTAAGGAAGTAGCCGTCCGGGAATGAGACTGTAACGCCCCGCCCTGCCGGTGAGAGCGCAGGTGA